AGTTTAAATACAGAATTATTTAACGGTGTTTATGTTGAGGTTATAACTAACTTACAAGGACAACCTATTGAAATGTATTTTTTAAATTCTGCTAATTGTAGAATATCTGAGTGTGAAACTAAATTATATTTCAGTAAAAATTGGAATAAAAACACGCAAGCAAAAGACATTAAGTGCATCAATAAATTTGAAAACAACGGAACTGCTGGGACATTCTTTATTGACTTTAAATATTATACAGCAAGTGCAAGTAAGTTAGAAAGCGTTTATCCTATTGCACAATATCACAGTATTGTAAACGACATTAATACCGATGTTGACATTAGCACGTTTACTAAGAATTATGTTAGTTCAGGTTTCTCAGTTGGTAAGATAATACACTTTTTTAACGGACAACCAACGGATGAAATGATACACTCTATTGAACGTTCATTTAAAGGTACTTATACAGGTGAGAATGGCGAAAGTTTAATGATTACTCACTCTGATAGAGATGACAAAGCACCCGAAGTAGTTGACGTTTCTGTAAATGATTTATCTGAGAAATTTGCTTTTACTTCGAAACGTGCAATGAAAAAAATCTTTGCAGGCCACGAAATGGCTCCCGAATTATTCAACATTAAATTTGATGAATCATTTTTAAGTGGTAGCCCTGACTTATTAATTTTACAAGAATTATTTGTTAAAGGATATATCGAACCTAGACAAGCTGACTTATTAGAATTTTTATCTTATTTATCATTCTTAAAAACTGGTGAATATTTAGAAATGATGTTTGAGCCAATTAGTTTAATCGGTGCGGATTTAAGTAACGATGTGGATTTAAGTATAGCGGAACGTAGAACATTAAAAGGTTATGCAACTGACGAAGCTGCAACAAAACCACAAGCACAAGCAGTTAACGATGCTATTAATGCATTAAGTCCATTGGTTGCAAATAAAGTTTTAGAGTCAATGAGTCAAGACGAAATTAGAGCCTTAGCTTCGTTACCACCTAAAAATGCAATGACTAATATTGATGGAACTCCAGTAATAGATGTTAACAGTATGCCAGTTGCTGCAACAAATAGTGGTACAACAAATGATAATTTAACAGGATTAAGTGCAGCCGATAATGCCGATATGTATCGTATCGTTCGTGATTATAGCAAAGGTAAAATTAATGAACATTTAGCAGTAACTAGATTAACAGCTTATGGCATTGATGAAACGCAAGCTAAGAAAATATTAGGCATTGAAGTTAAAATGAGTATTGATAACGACCCAGTATTAATGGCATTATCTAAGTGTGGACGTATTGAAGACCCATCAACTTATACTGTTTTAAAAAGAGAACGTGTTAAAAGTTCAAACGAAGCATTAAAATACGAGCGTCAAATAATGAAGTTTGCCGATGCTTTAGTGATTAGTATAGAAGAACTAGACAGTGCTGTTTTAAATGCTTTAAAAGGTAACCCTAGCATGTCTATTAATGAATTAGTAGACGTTACTCAAACAGACTTTTATAAAGTAGAAGAATCAATTGCACGATTAACTAAAAACGGTTTTTTAGATGACACAATAGGTGGTTTTAAACCTACTCAAAAGGCATTGGATAAACCAACCGAACCGATTGTAAGTAGAGAAATTTATACTGTTTATAAATATGAAGTAAACGATGACAAGCCTAGTCTTTTGCCTGGTGGTAAATCTCGCAAGTTTTGTAGTGATTTAATGGGTATGAATAAAGAATATGACTTTGAAGAAATTGATACAATTAGTTTAAGTGGTGTTGGAAAAAATGTAGGTGGTACTAATATTTGGGACTACCGTGGAGGGTACTTTTATAATAGAGATACTGGAGTTATTGATCCTGATTGTAGGCATTTATGGATGGCAGAAACTAGAGTACGAAATAAAGAAAAAAAATAAACAATGGCTGACGTTTTATTTATACAAGAAGACTACTTTAAGAAACTCGCTGGAGTTGACGGTAACGTGGATTGGAAAAAATTAGAAAGCACTATTATAATGGTGCAAGATATTTATATTCAAAAAATATTAGGCACACAATTATATAACGATTTAAAAACTAAAATAATTGCTAACCCTACTTTATCAACTTACCCAAATGAGAAATCGCTAATCAATGATTATATTGCAAAGGCTCTTTGTTGGTACGTTAAAATGGAAGCTAGCCCTGACTTTAAATTTGCATATCAAAATAAAGGCATACAAGTTAAAGGTTCAGCGGATTCAAGTTCAGCGGATATTGCAGATGTAAAATATTTAATGGATAAATGGCGCATTCACGCTGAAAGATACGCTCAACTTGTTACTGATTATTTAATTGAAAATACAACAACGTTTCCAAAATATTTAGAAACAAGTAATACTGGCATGAATCCAACGGTACGCAATTACACAAACGGTGTGGCTATGCGTGGTGATTTAGATTTTGGATTTGAAGAGTTTAACCGTTTTAATTATTGGCGTAGAGATAAAGACTAAATGATTACACTTAACCAGGACATAGAATTATTTAAAAACTTTGCTTTAAAACACAAAGGCATAAACTCATTTTACTTTGGGGACGAATCAGAAGCGGATACTAATGTAGAAATTGTTTATCCGTTTATGAATGTTATTTTACAAGGTAGCAGCGTAACTGACAATGTAGTTAGTCGCAAGTATATGATTGTGATTAGTGATTTAGTTAATAAGGATATATGCAACATAAACCAGGTTCTAAGTGATACTGAGCGGATTTGTTACGATGTACCGAACTACTTAAGACAAGTTAGCAATAGTAAGTTATTAGGTGCTTTTAAATCTGATATGAATATTTCGTTGACGGATTTTACTGAGCGTAACGACGACGATGTTAGTGGACACTTTTTTGATTTAACAATCAGTTCCGCAATGGGTAACGATGGGTGTAATTTACCTATTGATAGTGGTAACATTTTAGATAACAATTATATTTATGTTGGTGGAAATATAAATCAAAATGTAGATACATTCCAAGTTGACATTAAAGACCAAAACGGTAACACACTACAAACATTTACAACTTCGGGTACTTATACTGTAGAAGTGTTACAACAAATAATTGATACAATAAACAGCAATACAGCAACCGTAATAGATCCAATAGTTTAATGGCAAACGTAGACATACAATTAGGTTATAAAGATAGTGCTTGGTTTACAGCCAATGCAACTTTAGTATTATTGGCAGGGCAAACAGTTCACTTGTTACAAACAGGAACTTACAAGATTGGTGACGGTACAACTCAGTTAAGTGCTTTATCTTTTTTAGGTGGCACATCAACTTTTACAAGTACTTTAAAACACACAGTTAAAGCTGGGCAAGCAATTAATAAAGGACAAGCGGTTTATGTTAGTTCGGCAGATGGTACTAATATGGTTGTGAGTAAGGCATCAAATGTAAGCGAAGCAACAAGCTCTAAAACAATGGGTTTGCTAGAAACTACTTTATCAACTAACGGACAAGGTTATGTTATTACAGAGGGTTTATTAGCTGGCTTAAATACTAATAGTGCAACTATTGGCGATCCAGTTTGGTTAGGCGTTAATGGTGATTTGATTTATGGCTTAATAAATAAACCTTACGCACCCGCTAATTTAGTATTTATTGGAATAGTTACAAGAGTAAATACTAACAACGGGGAAATATTTGTTAAACCGCAAAATGGTTTTGAATTAAAAGAAATTCATGATGTCGATTTAATTAGTAATGCACCTAAAAACAACGATGTTTTAACTTACGATAGTGCTTCAAGTTTGTGGAAAAACAAGCAAAGTAGTTTAGATATTATGTACTTAGATACTATTGATAGTGCTACACTAACTGGTACAACAGCACAAACAATAATGTCAAGTTATTCATTTAATGCAAATGATTATTTAGTTGGGGACGTTATACAATTTTATTTAAGAGGTAGAAAAATAGGTACAGCTGGTGCTACTACTTTAAGAATTTATTATAATACAGCAAATAATTTAACAGGTGCAATTTTAATACAAAGTTTAGCGGTATCAAATACGCAATTGGCATTTAGTAGTATTAAAAATGGAATAATTAAATCAGCAAGCGTAACAGAATTTTATTCTCAAAATACATCGTCAGACGTTGGCTCAAATAGTACAATAGTAGTTCAAAATATAAATATTGATTATACTAATATTGGTTATTTTATAATTGCTTTGGTTAATGCTTCGGCTGCTGATTCAACAACTATTAGTTTATTTGAAGTACAAAGAAAAAGATTGTAATATGGAAAATTTAATTAAAATAAATAATACAATTACTTGGCGAAATATTGAAAACGCTGAAATAATTAATGTAGAAAAATTAGACGAATTGGCTTTGCATTTAACATTAGCAAAATATGGAACGTATTACTTTGACTATCCAAATACTAGCGTGAATGATATTAACTATAAAAATATTGACGAATTAATAATTATACTAAAAACAAAATAAAATGGCACAAGAAATAAACGATACAATGGTTAACCGTATGGGCGGTTTAAATGGTTCTAAAACAATCACAGGAACGGCTGCAAATACAGCTTTAAACTTCTCGCAAATTTATGTGCGTGAAGCAACTGTAATTGGTACGCTAACAGGCACTGATTTAACAACTGGCGCAACATCAAACCTATTAACTACATTAGGAATAAGCGCAGTTAGCTTACTTGCTGGCGAATTACACGTAGTACCTTATGGAACTAAAATTAGCGCAATTACTTTAACAAGTGGCTCAGTAATTTTATATTAATATGATAATAGGTAACGCAATTAGTGTTTGCGACTTAAGGAAAAAAAGTAGTGGCGGTGGTAACGATGCCGATGCTCAAGCGTTTATAACTGCAACTGGAATAAGTGGCACGAATGCAAGTGCAATAAATCAGTTAGTTATTGATTTAAAAAGTGCTGGTGTTTGGAGTAAAGGAAAAGCATTTTATCCTTTTGTAGGAAATACTAGCGCAAGTCAGAAATACAATTTAAAAGACCCGCGCGATTTAGATGCCGCTTATAGATTGACTTTCTTTGGTGGGGGTACATTTAGTGCACATGGATATCAGCCTAATGGTACAAATGCTTATGCAAATACTTTTTTAACACCATCTACTGCTTTAACTTTAAATAGTCAACATATTAGTTATTATTCAAGAACTAATAGTAATGGTACTGAGGTTGAAATTGGTTGTAATAATGCTGGTACTTCACCAAATTCTTTACTAGAAATAAGAACAGCTGGTTCAACTTATTTAAGTTTAGCAGGAAGTTCTTATACTACCTATGTAGATGCAAATTCTTTTGGCTTATACTTAGGAAGTAGAACGGGAGCATCTACTATAAAATTATTTAAAAATAATACTAATGTTGCTACAAATGGCGCAGGAACAGGCTCAACAAGTAATCCTAGTAATAGTATAACAATAGGTGCTTTAAATGGTGCTGTAAAACAATTTTATACAACAAAACAGTGCGCCTTTGCAAGTATAGGTGACGGCTTAACAGATGCTGAAGCCTTAGCATTTTATAATGCCGTACAATTATTTAACACAACTTTAGGACGTCAAGTATGATACAATTAAAAGATATAACAAAAGAGCAATACAACTTATATGTAGGCTTGTTAACAGTAGAACAAAAGGATAGTTTATTAATTCAACAATATGCACCTGATTGCTATTTTAATCCACTTCAAGATTTAAACGATAATTGGATAATTAGCGTTGAGGAAATGGCTAACTGTGTAAATGATGAATTTATGTGGGTAAAAGATTTACCATTAATTATTTACGAACCAAAACCAAGCCCACCGCCATTTAACTAGCTATGAAAGAACTTGCATCCCTAGAAAATAAAATTAAATTAATGACTTTTGCAGCTGGCTTAATGTCGATGTACTTTGCTATCAAATCAGATATAAGAGAACTTTATACTGAGAAACGTTACGAAGTAGAACATTTGCAATATCAGATAGAGGAGATAAAAGCCGATTGTTGCGACGAAAAAAGCAAAGATAAAAAGGTTATTTACAAAGAACAAATGGCGGTAATGCCTAGTGAAACTAAGATTGAAGCTATATTTTAATGACTGAAAGACGTTTTAACTATTTATTTAAAGATATGGAATTACAATTAAAGCGTGAAATATTCACAGAACAAAGCACAATAGGAACTTTAACTATTAACGGTGAGTTTGAATGTTTTATTTTGGAGGATAAGGATAGAGGGTTAAGCGACGCTTTAAGTTTAGAACAAATATTAAAAGTTAAAGTTTATGGCAAAACTGCAATACCATACGGACGTTACGAGATTGACTGGACGATGAGCGCAAGGTTTAAAGTGTTTATGCCTATATTGTTAAATGTCAAAGGCTGGAGCGGAATTCGCATCCACCGTGGCAACTCCGAAATAGACAGTTTGGGCTGTTTGCTATGCGGAACTCGTAAAAAAAGTAACATGATTACTGAAAGCACGCTAGCAACTAAAAATTTATATGCAAAGATTGAAAGTGCTAAAAAACAAGGGCAAAGAATTTATATAACTATTGTACGATGAAAAATATAATTGACTCTTTTAAAATGGGTAACGCTGGCTTTAGTAGTCGCAAATTAACAGCCTTTACAATTATTGCTTGCATAGTAGCAGCCCACGTTAAATGGCTATCACTAGGCGACTTTAGTCAATTAGGCGAAGTATTTATAATTGATTATGGCTTTGTTGCTGCTCTATTTGGAATGACTACATACAGCGGTTTGAAAGCTAAAGAATAATTATTATATTTACACGTTTGTTTAAATTAGCTAGGTTTCATGTCCTAGCTTTTTTTATTTATCTAGTCCATTGTTCAGCCATTGCTTTGGCTATTCCCGGGAATGTTTTACTTCTTAATTTACTTCTTTCCTCTTTTGTTTTTGCTATTTTAAAAGCTTCATAATACCATAATGGTTGTCTTTTTTTAACTCCTGTTTTTTTATCAATCCAATAAAACCATTCTAAATCTTTTTTATCAGAATGTGTAATTTTTTCATCAAATAAATTAGGCTCTGAATTATGATAAAGTAAAGGTAAATTTTTAAGCCATAAACAAGTTGATTTATTAAATGGGTCTCCAAAAAAATAAGGTTGTATTATTTGATCTGGTAATCTATAAATATTACTCATTATACCAATTGGATTTTCAACTGCAATCTTTTCAATCGGTGCATTTATTATAGCCATAAAAAAATCAATGCCCTGTTGTTGTCTACCATCTTTTCTTTTTTTTTCAAAATGAGGTGCACCACTTACCGCTAAATGTGTACATGGTGGAAACGCAATCATCATATCCCAACCCATTTCAATTACTTCAAAAATATCTTTTTGATAATGCCATTCAGGGTGTCCGCCACTACATTCCTGTACATCACAACTAAAGGCTTCATGACCTAATTTTCTTAATTCTTTTGTTACTGCTTGCGACTCTTCGCATCCTACTAATATTTTCATCGTATCAACAACCCCCCTATAAATCCCAAACCTAAACCGACTGCACCACCTTGAAATAAGCCACGTCTATATTTACGTTTACCGTTTTTTATCTCATCGTTAACGTCACTTTTTAACTGTTCAATCGAGGTGCTATCCAAGTTATGCTGGTAGTTTCTAATATCGATTATATCCTTTTGGTTATTAGTTACCGTTATTAAGTTACCGATTTGGGAACTTTGGTTATTGATAATAAACTCATTAACGCTATCCACCTTAGCACATTGGTTGTATAATGTTACAAGTGATTTGATGCAAGCTGTATCTGCTATTAGTAAACTATCGTAAATGTAAATCTTACGATATACTATTTTAGGTTTATTAATTAATTTTAAACTATCCTTTAACTGCTCAATCCTTTGTTTAGCGGTTTCAATAATAGCTTCTTTGTCCTTTACTATATCATTTAGAGGGCTAGTATTTACGATTGGCTCTTTAATACGGTGTGGGTTACGGTTGCAATATGCAAGTGCGAAAATAACCAGTGCTAAAATTATAGCACCGATTATTATTTGTTTGGCTTGTTTAGTTTTCATCGTTTAAATAATTTAATAGTGATTTCTTTTGATGCTTTAAATTTTCCAGCTTAGATTTATTTATCTCTAAAATGTTACTTTGCTGCATGATTAGATTGTCTAAATTGTGTATCTCAAAATCTAGTTCTTGTATTATTTCGGTGGGGTGTTTGTCTTTATTTTCCATAAGATTCAAGTGTTTTTTTAAAGTGTGTCATAAATATATCCCTTTGCTCTTTATCTTTAATCAATATTTCAAATGCCGAATTTAATATAAAAGCCTGCATTGATTTAAAATTAACTAATTGCTCTTCGGTTGGGGTTTGTAAAGATTCAATATTGCTTACCATAAATATAAGTAAATCTATATTACCCATTAATGCTGAAAAATTATCTCCATGAGTACTTTTACTTAATACAAATAAACCATCGTTTGCATCATTCATTTCAGTATCAAATTTACTAACTGCATTAAATAAATCTAATCTATAATCTATATTTTCCATAACTATTTTATTTGTAAATTTTTATTATAACTAATTGTAGCACCCTCAACAAAAACCCCGCTTTTAATAGCGTCCTTAATAGCTTTCTTGTCAGGGCTGCTAACCGTTTTGGTAACTATAAAGCAAGGATCTAACTGGCTCTCGTTTGTAATCTCAACTGATTCACTATTTCGAAATGATAGTTTGATTAATGGAGTTTCAATTTTCTCTACTTCATATAAATTCATAGCATTTGAAATTGTATCTTTTAATCTTTCCGCTAAATTAGTTCTTACTTTCTTAAGTTGTTGCAAACGTTTTAACTCTAAATCAATGGCCTCACAATCGCTATCTAGTTGCTTAATTACATAGGCATAGTTAATACCCTTTTGCTCTAGTTGCTCTTTATTGATTGTTAGAGCTGTTTCAATTTCGGGAGTGATCTCACCTTCGTTATTAATTACTTCGTTAATTAGTAACTGGTATTCGTTTTGGATTAAAAAAATTGATTGTTTCATGTTGTTTGTTTTTTAGTTGTTTTTATTTAATTTATTATTTCTTTATTTGCAATTGTAATTCTATTTTAATCATTTCTAATTGTGATTGATACGCTCCAATAACCCGAGCAAAGTCAAACACTATCTCGTTAAATGGTTTAGCCATTGCAGCATCGTATCTTAATTTATGCTCAGCTTGGTACTGTTCTATTTTCTTAATTAAGTTTTCCATTATTTCAAAGTTGTTTTAAGTTTATCTTTTAATTCAATTACTTCTTTGTTTGCTTTCTCTACTGGAGTTAAAGCCATGTAAACGCTTTGTAATTCAGCAAGCGTGCTAACCACTATCAATTTGCTTTTAGCATCCTCAAAGTTAGTTTGTGGCTTAACGTTTGTACTTTGCGCATCGTCATCGTCAATCTCTAATGCTAATAAAGAACTAAGCGTATAACGTCTGTAGTAAGTTATGGCACTACCTAATGGCTGAGGTGCTAAGTTAGTAGGCAAAGGAATATAAGACTCTATAAAGTCGGTTTCTGTGCCATTTTCCATACTTATAACTGTACAAACTCCCTTATCATTTAAAGGTTGTAATAATATCAAACCACACTCAGTTAGTATCGGTTTAACTTCGCTTAAAATTTGTCCTAAACTAGCATAGGTATTTTTAAAGTGTGGGTTTTTACTATCTTTTTTAATTATGCCTATTTGAGTTTGAAACTGCAATAATCGGCTTTCAAATGTTTTTTCCATGTTATAAATAATTAATTGTTTTTGAATGAATTTCTGATAGTTCGCTTTGAATGTCGGCAATAAATCCGCTCAAAGTATCGGCTTCGTAAATGTTAATCGAGTTTTCATGGTAGGTGTGATCCACTTTCCATTTGCTGCTTAATTCAATTTTCCAAGTGAATTTAACTTCAATGTAATTTTGTTTTTCATTTAGCGTAAATCTCAAAT